TTATCTACATGAGTTACAGCAGGAATTGTATTTTTAAGTACTTTACTTGTAAATAACATATAAGGAGAATAACCTATATCAAAATAATCTAATGCATTTTCTTCTTTAATTACAGCACCATATGGTCTCCACCATTCTCTATGTTTAACTTTTTCATTTAAAATGTTTTTTCCATTTTGTATAGAAGGATTCATTAAAATAGAACGATTTCCCAATGCTCTTGGTCCATATTCTCCATGACCTTGATACCAACCTACAATTTTATTTTGCGATAGTAAATCAGCAACTTTATTTATAGTTTCAGTAGATGGATTTTTTAGAGGAGCTTCATCATCTTCTATGTAAGGAAAATTTTTTATTTTAGGAACTTTAATATTATTTCTATATAAACCATAATTAACTAAACCCACAGATAAACCACTATCATTTACAGCTGGATCTATATCCAAAGAATATCCTTCTTCTTCTTTTAATCTTCTGTTCCATTCTACATTTAAAGCCACTCCTCCTGAATAGATAATATCTTTTCCTTTATTTTCAGGTATTTTTAAATGATCAAAATTGTGTTTAAGAACCCTATAACAAACTTCATCTACATTTTTTATAAAATCTTGCCATTTTTGATCATTTTTTCCAAAATAATTTTGTGGAATAATTTGGTCATGAACTTCTCTAATATGTATTTGCGTAAGTCTATCTAAATTTTGTTTATTTATTTTTCCATAATTTACTAAACCCATTACTTTACCGGCCATATCCTGAAAATCATTACCTGATGTATCTGATATTTTCATTGTATCAGCAATTTGTGTATAAATATTTCCAGGAGTGATAGCATTTGATCTTAAAGGATAAAAACAATCATCAATTAAACTTCTGTTTCCTCCTGAACCCATACCATCAACTACTATACCAGGTGTTTCACCTGGTACATATCTGGGATTAGAAAAAAGATGTGCAAAATGATGATCTAATATTATTGTTTTTAAATAAGAATTTTCTAAAAAAGTACATGCATTTAAAGGAAGTCTATCAACATTATCATAAAAATTACCTCTATCAGTTTCTACAAATAAAGATACTTCTTCTAGTTTTACACCCCAACTTTTTATTTTTTCATAAAACCACCAATCAGGAGCAATGTCAGATTTTACATTTGACTCTCTTTCATATTTAGCATATTTAATTTCGCCATCTAAATAAGCACAAACAGAATCATCATGATTATTTTTTGAAATACCTGCAATTATCATTTTTTATTATTTTTCTGGTAAAGATATTTTTCTTTTTCCCAATTTTGTTTTTCACTTATATTTAAAACTACATTATATCTATTTTTATCACTTTTACATTCTTCAACTCCATGTTCTATGAAAGGAGGAAAAAAATAATAATCACCAGGTTTAGGTATTATTTTAATATTAAGTTCTGGTAACAGTAAGGGTTCTCCTTCTGTTAAATAAAGAATACAATGCCAATCATGGTGAAGATGTTGAACTACATAATCTCCTTTTTTAAGTTCATTTCCCCAGGCATTTATAATGGTTTTTCTTTCATAAAAAAATCTAAATAAAGGAGGATTACTTAAAACATGTTTATTTATACAATAATTTATAAAGTCAGTAATATCTTCATTATTAAGAAAATGATTCCAAGAAGTTTTACCTCCTTTTACATTACTAGCATAGGAATCTTTTTCACTTATATTATTTTTAACTTCAATTAATAAATTATGAATGCTTTCTACATAAGGATAATTACCATGAGTAATTAATACTGTTCTGGGATAAGTTATAGCTAAAGAATGGGAATGCGAAAATATGGGGTTTTTTTCTATAAAGTCTATCATATAATTATATCTTTATTAATTTATTTTACTATTATATAGTATACTATATGCTACAAAAATTAAATTTCAAGCCCGGTTTTAACAAGATGGTCACGGATTCTGGAGCCGAGTCTCAATGGGTCGATGGCGATTTTGTTCGATTTCGATATGGACTACCTGAAAAAATAGGGGGTTGGAATCAATTAACTGTACAATATAAAACTTTACCAGGTGTAGCAAGAGCGCAGCATGCATGGACATCGTTAAATGGTGAAAAATATACCGCAATCGGTACATCACAAGGTTTGTTTTTATATTATGGTGAAGACTTTTATGACATCACACCTTTAGATACAGCAATTACTGGAGCTGACTTTGATGCAACAACCGGTTCACCAACCGTTACAGTTAATAAAACTTCACATGGTTTATCCGATGGACGATATGTAACTTTTTCCAGTGTTACCGTTCCAACTGGATCGGGATATGCATCAGGAGATTTTACAGACAATATTTTTGAAGTACTAAATTCAACCGCAAATACTTTTGAAATTACTATGCCATCTAATTCAGCAGGTACAACTTCTGGAACTGGATCAGCAGAAATTGATCCTTATCTAGTTGTTGGTCCAACATTTCAAACAGCAGGTTATGGATGGGGCACTGATACTTGGAGCACATCAACATGGGGCACGGAGCGTTCAACAAGTAACGTGGTCCTGGATCCAGGCTTCTGGAGTTTAGATAACTTTGGTCAAATATTAGTTGCAACAATTCACAATGGTAAAACATTTACTTGGGATGCAGGAGCATCAGGTGCAAGAGGAATTAGAGCAACCGTTATGACAGGTGCACCAACCGCATCTAGACTAACACAAGTATCCGATAGAGATAGACATGTATTTCATTTTGGAACAGAAACTACAATTGGTGATCCATCAACACAAGATCCAATGTTTATAAGATTTTCAAATCAAGAAGACTTTAATACTTATGCTCCAACTGCAACAAATACTGCAGGAACATTTAGAGTTGATAAAGGTAATGAAATTGTAGGAGCTGTATCTGGTAAAGATTACACTTTAGTACTAACAGATAGTTCTGCTTACGTAATTCAATTTGTTGGTCCACCATTTACATTTTCAGTTAAACAAGTTGGTACCAACTGCGGATTGATTGGTCAACATGCACTTACTTATTCTAATGGTGTTGTCTTTTGGATGTCAGGTGAAGGTGGATTTTTTATGTATGATGGTACAGTAAAAGCGATACCATGTTTAGTTGAAGACTTTGTATTTACAACTACAGGAGACAATTTAGGAATTAATTATAATGCAGGCCAGATTGTTTATGCAGAACATAATACTTTATATAATGAAGTTAATTGGTTTTATGCAAAAAATGGTTCTGATCAAATTGATAGATGTGTCAGTTATAATTACGGAGAAAACTGTTGGACAACATCATCTCTAGCTAGAACTAGTTATGCAGATACAGGTGTATTTGATTTACCATATGCAACAGAATACAATGCAACAGCTGTGCCTAATTTTCCAATACAAGGAATCACTGCAAAGTATGGAGCATCAACTTATTATGCTCATGAAACCGGAACCGATCAAATCAATTCATCAGGCACAACTTCTATCGATGCCTATATTCAATCTGGAGACTTCGATATATCTTCAAGAAAAGGTTTAACCGGTCAATCAACTGGTATAGCTGATTTTAGAGGAGATGGGGAGTTTATCATGTCTATGAGTAGATTTATACCAGATTTTAAAGTATTAACTGGTAATTCAAAAATTACTTTACTATTGAATAATTATCCAAGTGACACAGCATCAAGCTCACCACTAGGACCCTTTACAATTACAAGTTCTACTGATAAAGTGGACACACGTGCTAGAGGAAGACTTCTTGCAATCAAAATTGAGAATGACGCTATAGGTGAAACTTGGCGTTATGGAACATTAAGAGTAGATATTAAACCAGACGGTAGAAGATAATGGCAGAAATAAATTATAACAATTTATATAATCAACTAAACCCAATGGAAAAAAGGTATTACGACCAACAGTTTTCTAAAAACTATGTGCCTGGTCAAGAAAATATAATGTTATCTTCTCAACCTGCTTATGAACAAATGAAAGCAGCATATGAGGCTCAACAACAAATTCCTGAAAAAAGTTTTCTTGATAGTCTTAATCTTTTT